CAGGCCGATGCCCACGAGCGGGTCGCCTTTCCACTCGCCTTGGTAGGTGTGCAGCAGCAGCGCCAAGTTTTGGCCGTCGCTGGCACCCACGGCCAGGTCGCCGCCTTCAGTGAAAGCGAGGTCGTAATCAGGGCCAAGTAAAAGGTCGGTGGCGGCGGGCATGGTCAGGAGATGGTCGCGGTGGTGATGGTGCCGATAGTGGGCGTGCCGAGTACAGCGGTGGTCACGGTGCCCGTCACGTTGCCACTGCGCATCATGTCGGCCATGATGCGCACCAGTTCGCGGGCATAGTCGCGGCGCGACTGCTGGGGATTGTCAGTGCGGGCGGCCATGTCATCGAGCAGGGCCAGCACGTCGTTTTCAGCTTGGACGGTGTTCAGGGGCATAGTCAGGAAGTGAAAAGGCGGGCGGCCCGTTGGGCGAGTTGTTGAAAGGCAGGCAGGTTGATGGGTGGCCCACTCTGGCCTGTGCCGGTGGTGACGGTGAGCTGCCCCAGGGCCGTGAAGGTGTCGGCCCAGAGCTTGCCCAGGCTGTCGGCCTCGGTGGCGAGGGTGAACTGCTCCACTTTCGACACGGCCACCACCACGCAGTTGTTGGGGTCGTTGTCGATGAGGCCCACCAGCACGGGCGAGCCCTCCACGGGCCACAGCACGAAGCCCGTGGCGCTGCCATCGTCCACGGCCCGCAACTGCACGTCCAGCAGCAGCGGCGCGCCCTCGTCGGCGGGCTGCACGTCGCACAGGGCGCGGGCCTTGTCCACGGTCTTCACCACCCCACCCACGATTTGAGTAGGAATCTGGCTCAGAACGAATTGGCTCAGAAGTTCGCGCTCGTTCATGCTCGTGCTTTGGGGCCTAGTTTGAGTTTGCGCCGTGAGCCGTTCACGCCGAATGTTTTGCTCACGCTGTCGATGAAGTAGGAGCCGGCCCGCTCGGGGTAGTCGGGGTCGGTGATGGTGGCGAGGTCGCCGTGTTCGGCCGCTGGCAGCCCGAAGGCCGTCAGCCCGCCCCGGTAACCGTCGAAGCGCAGGCGGCCCGCCTCCTGCTCTACCCACGCCAGCAGTTGGGCACTGCTCAGGCCGGGCGGGCCGATGAGCGTCCGCAGCTCGCCCTTGCTGATGCCGGCGCTGAGGGCCGTCACGCGGGCCGTGGTGTCGCCTTTTTCCTTCTTGGTCTTCACCACGCCCGAGGCATCCACCTGCACCTTTTTGCCGTCGCGCTGGGTGCTGGTGGCGCGGAAATGCAGGGCCACGTCCTCGGCATTGGTATAAGCCAGGTCGCTTTCGATGATGTTCTGCCGGAAGCCGTAGCGGTGTTCAGCCGGTTTCGTGTCGGACTTGTACGGGTCGCCGGCCACCAGCACCCCAGCGCGGAAAAAGCAGTTGAGCCCGAAGCGTTTTTTCAAGTCGTCGAAGACCTGCGCCCCGGTGGCCTGGTTGATTTGGTACTTGCCCACGGTCAGTTTGCCCAGCTCCCGAATGTCGAAGCTCAGGCCCGACTTTTCGCGGATAAACTGCAGCACATCCAGCAGCGTAGCCGAGCGCCACGAATTACTCAGACTCTGCCGTTTCAGCGCCCACATCATATCCTCGCACTTAATCACAAAGGGCGTGCCCGGCTTCAGCTCCGACACGTAGCCCATGAACTCGGTGCGCAGTTGGCCGTCGTAGCCGTAGCGGATGGTGACGGGCAGGCCCACGCTGATGAGGTCGGGCAGCGGGGTGGTGACACCCGCGTGCAGCACGTTCAGGTTGCGCGGCAGCGTGATGGTAGCCGAGTCGGTGAACTTCGCCCACGCCGATTCAATGGCGACCTCGTGGACCACCGTAATGGGCCGGAGTTCACCGATTTGAATAGAAATGCCGTCAGCGAGGGAAAACATAACTCAGAGGGTCAGTTCAATAGGGTCATCAGATAAGCAGTCCAACTCGTAGGCTTGCAGGTTCACGAAACCGGCCAGCGCCTCGTAGCGGGCGTTGCGGATTATCAGCGTTTTAATGCCAAATATGTCGTTCAGGTGGCCCGACACGGGCACGGCCACGCCCAGGTTGGCGAGTTGCTCCAGCTCGCGCACCTGCACCACGGGGTACTCGAAGCGGTTGGCCGTGTGAATGTCCGTTGCCAGGATGCCGCGAATGGTCACGCCGTAGTCGCCTTTGCCGATGTACTCCTTGACGGTGCCCTTGCGGCCCGTGATGGGGGTGGTGAGGATGTTGAAAGGCTCATCAACACTCACCAACGGGTCGAGCAGGTTCAGCCCGTAGAAGGCCATGCGGGTGCTGGTGCCCGCGACGGCCCCGAAATTCACCTGCACAAACACCGGCAGCCCGAACATATTTTTGGGCCCGGCCGAGGTAGTGCCCGGCTGCTGCGGGTAGAACCCGTCGTTGCCCTCGGGGTGCTGCTGGCCGGGCACCTGGTAGCGGCGCAGGCCCGAGTACCCGAAGGCTTCCAGCGTCAGGGCGCGCAGGTCCACCGGCAGCGAGGCACTGCTGCCCAGCCCGGTGTTCACCTGGTTGGTGGACACGGCGAGCCCGCGCCCTTTCAGGTCGTCGGTGACAGTCGCTGAATTGATTCCGTAGGGCATGGCTTAGGTCGAGGCTAAGGTGTTCACGTCGTTGAGAGCGGCCCGAATCCAGTCCCCGAATTGGCCCGATACATCGCGGGCCGCCTCCTGCGTGGTGCCGGCCGTGATAGTGGCATTGGGGAAGATGTTGCCCGTGGTCAGGTGAATGTTAGTGATACCCTTCCCGCCCACGCCGCTCACGCTTTCACCCTTGCTGGCAGCAGCCGTCATCGCGGGGGCCTTCGCGCCGCCGGGCTTGCCGCCGCCACCCATGAAGGTGCTGGCGGCGTCAGTGCCCGCTACCTTATCAGCGCCGAACAGCTTCATGGGCTGGAAGCCATCGCGGTAGCCTTGGTTAAAGCCATCGGCCGCTTTCTTGCCCAGCTTGTCAAATTGAGTATCACCGACGGCGTTCATCGTCTGCAGTAGCCCTTCCTTGATTTTGCCAAAGTCGCCCGTGAACACGCCCTCAATGATGCCACCCACGCCGCCCAGAAACTTGCCGGCCGCCTCGGCAATGCCCTTGAAGGTCGCCACGGCACCCTCCCAGAGCCCTGAAAGGAACTTCTGCACCCGGGGGCTGGTGGCGAGCCAGTGCCCAATCACCTGCACCACGCGGAAAATCTGCTTGTACACCTCCGCCAGCAGCGTAGCCACTACCTTGATAACTGGCGAAATGTATTTAATGACGGTGGCGATGACGTTGAACACGGTGTTCAGAATGTCGCCTGCCTCGCTCGTGCCGAAAATCTCGTTTTTGATGTTGCGGAATTCATCGACCAGCGGCTGCACGGCCTTCACCACCGGGTCAAACATCTGCTTCAGTTTGGCCGTGTTCGTCTGGATGAAGGCCAACAACTCGTTGCCGCCGTCCACGATGCCGCCCATGATGGGCAGCAGCGCCTCGCCCGCCTTGCCGCCCAGGTTCTGCGCGAAGCCCACCAGCGACGACCACCGGCCCGCTACGGTTTTGCTCTGCTTGTCCATCAAGTCGCCCCACTTGCCGCCCGCGCCGCCCAACTCATCGAAGGACTTCTCCAGCATCTTGAAGCTGATTTTCCCGTCAGCACCCATCTTCTTCACTTGGTCGGTGGTGACGCCCAACTGCCGGGCCAGCGAATCCATCACGGGAATGCCCGACTCGGTGAGCTGGTTGAGGTCTTCGCCCTGAATAACGCCGCTGAGCTTGTTCTTGCCGTAGATGCTCACTAGCTCGTTGAAATCCTTGCCGGTGGCTGAGCTGATGTTGCCGAGCTTGGTCAGGATAGGATTCAGGTTTTTAGCATCCTCGCCGAACGCCAGTAGCTGCCGGCCGGCGCTGATTACTTGGTCGTCCTCGAACGGGGTCAGGTTGGCAAACTTCTGCAGGTCGGCAATAACAGCGTTCCCCTTTTCGGCCGAGCCGGTGAAGGTTTCGAACTGGACACGAGTTTGTTCAAGCCCTACGCCCATGCCCACAATGGCCTTCGCCCCGGCAGCAATACCGGCCGCGATGCCCAGCCCGCCCAGCATGCCCATAACACCCGACAGGGCACCCTTGGCCCCGCTGGCATCGACGTTGAGCTTGTGCGGCTTTGCCACCTCGGAGCCCAGGTTCTGCACTTGTCGGATAGCACCAGCCACTTTCGGGCCCAGCATATCCTCAAGAGTGAGCTTAAACGGAAGAACAGTAGCCATGTGCGGGGTAAAAAAGCAGCGCCGCCGGGGAGGGCGGCGCTGGTGAATTAGGCAACCAGTCCGACGTACTGCACGCCGCGCACCTGAGGGTTGCGACGTAGCCAGTCGGCTTGTTGAAACTTGGCCCCAAAGTCCTCATCGCTGAGCTTTTCAGGGTCGGGAATGTGGAGGAAGTGGCTGATGAGGGCCGCCATTTTCTGCAGGTCGTCAGCTTCAGGCTTGTCGCTGAGGACCGGCGCGGCGGCTACACGTTTTTTACCGAAACTTCCATTGCCCGCAGCAGCGAGGCCGCCGCGATAGAGGCCGCGACCTGGGGCTTGGTTTCGGCGGCGGGGCCGGTGAGTTTCAGGCGCTCGTCGCCGCCGATGAAGCAGTTTTTCAGCACGAACTCGCCCGCCTCCACGATGCGGTCGTTCGCCATCTTGGTCAGGCCGAATGCCATCACGTTGCGGTCAGCTTCCTTGAGGTAGGCCACGGCCACGTCGCCCTCGGCAACGGTGACCGAAATGGCCGTAAGCGTGCCGTGCTGTTCTTTCCAGGCGGCAATTTGTTCGGGAGTCGGGTTCATAAATTACAGACCTTCAATGTGTGAGAGGATGAGGGGCAGTTCTACCTCAATCGAGGTGTCACCCGCCTTAATTTCGCGCTTGTTCTCGGTGAACTCGCAGTTAAACAGCGTGTGGGTAATCAACTGGTTGCTGGGGTTCACGTAGCTCACCACGATGGGGAAGGGCGGAATGTCGAGCAGCGAGCCACCGGGCGGCAGGGCGGCCGTGATGCGCTCCACCTCTTTCATCTCCAGCGTAATACTGGCATTGGGCTCGCGCTTGCCCAGGCCCCGGCTGACGGGGTTGGTGCCCGCGCCGTAGTTGTTGACCTTTTCCTGCTTGACGCCGTAGGAAATGGCTGTCACGCCGGCCACTGTCTGCTTGAGCAGTTGCAGCTTGATGCTGGCCCAGTCGTAGGCGCGGCCGTTGATGTTCGGAACGAATTCGTTAGCCATTGTCGGGATTAAGAAAGTTTAGTGGATAGGCCCAGGTCTACCGTGATTTGCCGCGCCACCCCCACGGGCACGATGCGCACCTTGACGGCCAGCTTGGAGGTGCTGATGACGTTCTGCGACGGGTCGATGTACACACCCAGGGCGCTGGCTTCGCCGGTTTGCAGCAGGGCCGTATTCAGGGCGGCCGTAGCCGTGCCCTGCAGCTCGCCGATAACCTGCGATTGCAGGGTGCCGTCGGCGTTCACCAGCAGCGGGCCGTTCAGCGACGGCAGCAGGGCCGTACGGCACACGCGGGACGCTTTGTTGGTGGTGCGCACGTTTTCCACTTGCGCGTAGTCGCTGCTGGCAAGGGTGCAGGTAGGCGTATCGGTGAAGTAGAAGCCATCAAGGCCAGCGTGCTGCCGTACCGCAATCAGCCCCTTATCCGACACGCCGCCCAGGTCGCCGGGCAGCAGCTCCGATAGGGCTTTGCCGTTGCTCAGGCCCGCGTTTACAAAAGCGCCGTCGCCGGTCAGGTTGAATTTCTGCACCCACGCAATCGACTCATTCACGCGGGCAGCCGCCACCGCGCCCAGCGTGGTGCCGATGGCGGGCTCCCCCGGTAGCAGGCTGTGGTCGGTGCCTACGACGACGCTCACGTACTCGCTGGATTTGCCGCGCAGGTCGGCCACGGTGCTGAGGTCCGTAGCCAGGTTGTGCCCGGCCAGCAGCACCACGACGGGGCGGTGTTGCTCGAATTCCTCGGCAGCCAGGGCCTGCGCCTTGTCGATGGCACCCACCACGTCGTCGTTGAGGCCGCCCGTCGTGGTGGGGGCGCTGCCGCCGCTGGCCGGATTGAGGCACACGGCGAGCTGCTTCACGCGGCCGTTGGCATTCGTGAGCAGGGCCTTCGCCCCGCCGCCAAGGGTGCGGTCGCAGATGTTCGCCATCGTGACCGTGCGGGCCACGGCCATGAACAGCAGCACCGCGCCCGGGCTCAGGCGGAAATACTCGGCAATGTGCCGGTAGGGCTTAGCATAGGTGGCGTGGGAAGCCGTCAAGCCCAGCGCCTCGGCGGCCTGGATGCTGCGCAACTCGTACACGGTGCCCAGCGTGAGCTTGCCCGCGATGGCAATACCCTGCGTGATGAAGGCGCTGATGCCGTCGTCGGTGGGCTGCTGGCGGCCCAGGCCACCGGCCGCTTTGGAAATAAGGATGTCAGGCAGGGCCATAAGTTAGGGGGCGGGTTGGTCGGTGGGGGAATCTTTGCAAGTCAGCTGCGCCACGAAGGCAGCGGTAGCGGCGACGGTGGCAAGGGTTTTGAGCAGCGGCAGCCAGCCCTCGGGCGTGGCCTCGTAATGCAGCACGAACTCCGCCACGGCACCCACGCCCACGGTGATGTTGCGCACCTTGCGCCAGAAGGCTGGGGTAGGGGCGGTAAAGCGGGCGAGTAGCGTCTTCATGCGGTGCGGGATTGACGGAAGCGAGCGATTAAGCCAATGAGGATGCCACACAGCAGCCAGCCGTAGGGCCAGGTGCGCGGGTCGTACCACACCAGCGGGGCGCAGTCGCAGGGTTTAAGGCGGGCCACCACGGCGCGGGCGGCGTGGGGTTGCCGAATTTCTTTGCGGGTGAGGCTGATTTGATAGGCTGAGCCAGTGCGCCACACTTTGCCCCGTAGCCCCAGCGTATCAAAGCAGAGGGTGTCAGGGAAGCGGGGCCGCTCGGTGCGCACGTAGTGGAATACCTCGCGCACGGTGGCCCGGCGGCTGGCCGTGTCGAGATGCGTTTCCAGTTTCTGCAGCAGCGAGTCGAGGCGCAGGCTGTCGCGCTGCTCCTTCACCGGGTTGGTGCGGTACACAAAGCGGGTTTCGACGTGGACCTGCGGCACCGTGATGGTGTCGTGAATGGTCACCGTGTCGGGCTGGGCCAGCTCAGGATGCGCCGCCACCAGCTTCGCCAACTGCCGCTCAGGCGAGGGCTCGAAAATCTTGCCCAGCTTGCAGCTACTCAGGGCCAGCGAAGCCCCCAAGAGGCTAAACACAATATGAATACGCATAGCTTATTGGTCGATGGGTTGACGTTTGATGCCAAGGGCCCCACGAATGGCGGCCACGTCCACGCGCACGGCGTTGATGCTTTCCAGCACGGCGGCTTGCTTGTCCTCGGTGGCTTTGAGGCGGGCGTTTATTTCGGCCTTCGTTTCCCGTGCGTCAGTGATGTGCTGCTCCAGGGTGGTTTCGGTGGCCGTTTGCCGGTGTTCGGTGTTGATGGCGTAGCCGAAGGCCGTGCCGCTGAGCGTTAGCGCCAGCCCGGCCACCCACTTCACCCACTCCGCCGAAACGGTGTTATTGGTCGTACTCACGGCTTAGGAGATGGTGATGGTGACAGGTTCACGGGCAGCCAGCGCGGCATTGATGCGGGCCAGCACCTGGGCGTAGGCTTGGCGCGAGTTGCCCACGAAGTCCGGCTTGCGCGGGTCGTAGGTGCCCACGAGCAAGCAGCCGAGGGTATCAGCCTCTGTGTTGCCCGCGTGGATGCGCACCCCTTCAAAGCCACGCACTTTTAACAGCAGCGGCATCAGCACCCGGAAGCGGTTGCTCAGGTTCACGATGATGTCGTAAGTGCCGGCCGGAATAGCCGTTTTGCCAAACACCTTTTGCCCGGCCGGGCGCACCACGTCCTCCAGCACATGGCAGACAAGGCGGCCATCAATGGACAGCTCGCCGATGGTGCTTTTCTGAGTGAAAACGGTGCGTTTAAGGACTAGGCGCATGAGTGACAGGTGGGTGGTAGAAGCGGTGGGGTAGCCAGTACTAGGCTTGGGGCGCAGGCGCAGCAGGCTGCTCGTCCAGCAGCTCCTTTGCGTCCTCCTTGTATGTGTCGAACTTGCCCTTTTCGCCAGCGGCGTGCTTGGCGTGGTCCTTATTGAAGTAGTGGGTGCCATCTTGCAGCACGTACACTTCTTTGAAGGCAGGCACGGCGGCGAAAGTGGCGCGGATGCCCGCTTTATCGTTGATAGTAGCCATGTTGTGGGCGTAGTTAAACCAATGGATTGTTGCCGCCAAAGGCCGCCATCCCGAAGAATGGCGGCCGGTTAGCTGGTCGCTTTTAGATGCTCGCTTACAGCGTGTAGAGCGCCGTTTCGCCGCCGTAGCCGTAGTTGGCGTCGGCCTTGCAAAGCATTTTGATGAAATACTTCTCGCTGTTGGCTTGCAGGCGGGCGATTTGCACCGTGGCGTCGTCCTTCGAGTTGAGGCCGAGCCACAGGTTCGAGGTCATATCCACGTCGCCCACGGCCCAGAAGATGGTGTTGTCAGGCATGCCGTAGAGGTACACCATCTGACGGCCAGCGAAGCGCATGATGCCGGCCATCGTGTTGTCCACGCCCTTGAACCCGGCGGCTCGCTGGGCTTGCTCCCACAACTGGGCGGTTTTGTAGCTCACAAACACCTTCAGCTTGGGGTTGTACAGCACGGCGGCGGGCACCGACTGCAGCGACAGCTCCAACTTCGATTCGATGTTGGCGGCGGTCAGGATAACCGGCGAGGCCACTTTCGTTACGTCGCTGTCCGCGATGGCGCGGGTAATCAGGCCGTCGAAGTATTTCAGGTTGTTGGTGGTCACGGCGGTGTTGCCGCGCATGATGGCACCGCCCAACCATTGGTTGTGCTTCTTCATCACCTCCTGGATGATGACCGACTCCACCGTGACCGGCAGCTTGCGGTCAATCAGGTTCGGACTCAGGTTGATGGCCTCCCAATGCTCCTCGAAGTCGCGTGGGTTGAATTCCTGGTAAATCATGTAGTCGGCCGGGTCCAGTACCCGGGCGTCCACCGTGATGGTGCCCTTGCCGGTGCCCGAGCCACCCGAAACGGGCGTATCTACGCGGTCCTGGATGAAGTCATCCCCCACGTTCATGCGCGGAATGGTGTACTTCTTTTTGATGCCGTCCTTGACGTAAACGTGCCCACCCTGCACAATCTCGTTGCCGATGGTGGCCTTTACGATGAACGACGAAGCTACTTCGCCGCTGTAAGTAGTATCTGTGATAGTCAGTGCCATGTCGAGCTACTGGGGGTTAAAATGCGTGGGAGGTGAGACTATTGGCCGGCCAGCTTCGCCTTGATTTCGAGCATGGCCCCGCCAGCGGTGTGAACGCCCGCGTTGCCCAGGTCAGCCTCGACCACATGCAGCAGCGACTTGTGAGCCGGCAGGGCAGCGATAAGGGCCGTGGTGCTGGCGAGGTCGGCTGTGGCGAGCTTGGTATAGGTGTCCTTCATGCTGGCCGTGATGCGGCCGGAAGTGACAGCACCATCAACCAGGGCAGTTACCGCGTTGGCGGCGGCCGTGGCAGCGTTGGCGGTGGCCTGGTCCTCGAAGTCCTTCAGCTTGGCCTCGGCCTCGGTGAGTTTGGTGGTGGCTTCAGCCACGGCGGCGCGGGCATCCTCCGCGTCCTTTTTGAACTTGTCGCGCTCAGTGAAGGCGGCCGATACAGCCAAGGCCACGTCAGCGTCGGGCGAGGCGGCGGTAATGGTGGACAGCCCAGCGGCTGCCATGATGGGAAGGAGTAGGTTTTTCATATTCGTGGGTTGGGGAAGCAATGCAGCGTAGTAGCCCGCCAGCTCGGCGGTGGGCATGTCGGACGGCGGGGCCAGGGCTTTTTTGTCGTCGTCCACGATGCCGGTGGCGAAGCCCAGGGCCACGGCCGTTTCAGCATCCATGTAAGTGGTGGCGGCCATCAGTTCGGCGCACTTCTCCACGGTCTGGCCCGAGGCCGTCGCATACAGCTGGGCCATGCTGGCGTTGACGGCCTTCTGCTGATTGATAGCGTTTTCTAGGTCGGCAATACCGCCCGCCGCGCCGCTGGCGCAGTTGTGAATCATGAGCTTGGCGTGGGCCGAAATCAGCCGCTTGTTGCCCGCCATGAAGGGCAGGGTAGCAGCCGAGGCCACCAGCCCGACACAATAGGTATCGACCTTGAGCGAGCTGGCTTTGAGCAGGTCGTACATGGTCTGGCCTTCCTGCCAGTCGCCGCCGCCGCTGTTGATGCGCACGGCCACCCGCTTCTCGCCCGTTGCCTCAGCCTCGGCCAGCCTCGCGCCAAACTCAGCCGCGCTGAGCCCTGCCCCGGTGGCCGGGTTGAAGCCGATAGCGGAATAAATCTGAAGGGTTGGGGTAGCCATATGCAGCAGCGCGTGAAAAGCAATACCCAAACTTAGAGCCGCTGCAAATCCGGTACTTTTTCAAGTGAGTAATTGTGGAATTTTTACCCCGTAGTTGTGGAAATCTATTCACTATTACTCACAAGAAATCCCCTTTCGAGTGGCAAGAGAGTAGTTTTCCGTTCTATTCTACTAGGGCAGAGTCTGCCCCGCAGCTCTCCACCGCTGTTCCGCCCGATTGTACTATGTCCAGCCAAGCCCCTACTGAGCGCGAAGACGGCAAGCGTAACCGCAGCCTTATCCGCAAGCACATGCTCAACTTCATCAAGGATGAGCTGCGTGCCCCTACCGTGCAGGAATTGGTCGGGCTCACGGGACTGTCGGACAAGACGGTAAAGGCCCACCTGAAGCGTATCAAGTTGGGCGACGGGTCAAAAAACCCGTTCCAGATTCTCACGCCCGACGTGATGCTGAAGCTCTACCAGCGCGCCACCGGCTACTCGCACGAGGCGGTCAAGATTCTGACCGTTTCCGTGACTGGCGTAGGCTCCCATGTGGAGGAAATACCCTACACCGAACACTACCCACCGGACGCTACAGCGGCCAAGCTATGGTTGCAAGTTGTAGAGGGCCTGACTGATAAGGCTGAGGTGAACCACAGTGGTGAGATTAAGAACCCCGGCCCACCAACCATTATTCAAATCACTCGCCACCGCCCGACCGATGATAAGCCTGAGTGACCCGCAATTTGATATTTTCGAGAGCCGGCGACAGGTAAACCTCTTTCTTGCTGGGCAAGGCAGTGGCAAAACCCACCTGGCCGGCGTCATCTCGTACCTGTACCTGCAGAGCTTCCCGCGTATGCGCGGGCTCATCGCGGCCAACACCTACTCCCAGCTCACGCGCTCGACGCTGTTCCGCATCCGCGAGGTGTGGAAGCAGGAATTCGGGGTTACGGAGTGGGACGACAAGAAGAAAACCGGGCACTACGTGGTCGGCAAGCGCCCGCCCAAGCACTTCACCACCTTCTACGAGTTCGATAGCTACAACAACATTATGAGCTTCAGTTGGGGCGCGGTGGTGTACATCGGCAGCCTCGATAACTACAAGGCCCTCGACGGCATGGAAATCTGCTGGGCCATGCTGGACGAAACGAAGGACACCAAAGAAGTGGCCGTGAAGGAGGTGATTGTGGGCCGCCTGCGCCAGCAGGGTATGTACATCAACGAGGCCGGCGAGCTAGTGGGCGACCTGACGCCCGAGCCCTTCAACCCGCTCTACATCTTCACCTCGCCCGCGAAAGTGCCGTGGATTAACGAGTGGTTCGGGCTGGAAGGGATGCAAGCCGAAATCAAACGCACCATCTACACCCCGCCGAAATACTTCCGGCACGAGGCGGGCAACAAGATGGTGACCATCAGCGCCAGCCACCTGAACCGGCACAACCTGCCGAGCAACTACATCAGCAACCAGTTTGCCAACATCAACGTGGACAAGCAGGGCATGCTCATTTATGGCGACCCGTTCAGCCGAACTGGTGGGGAGTTTTACAAGCAGTTCGACCGCAGCAAGCACGTTGGCAACTTCGCCCACCGCTACGACCCGGCCCTGCCGCTGCACCTGACTTTCGACCAGAACGCCATTCCCTACAACACGCTCTGCATTCACCAGCAGTACGGCACTACTGATGTGCAGCTGGCTGAAATCTGCCTGGAAAACCCCAACAACTCCACCAGCAAGGTGTGCGCGGCCTTCCTCAAATCGAAGTTCGGCCAGCACGAGGGCGGGCTGTTCATCTACGGCGACCCATCGGGCAAGAAGCGTGACACCCGCAGCGAGGAAGGCACCAACGACTACTCCATCATTCTAAAGGAGCTGGCGAAGCTGCACCCCCAAAACCGGGTAGCGACCAAAGCGCCCCCGGTGGCGGTGCGCGGCCAGTGGATTACGGCCGTGCATGAGCAGAAGCTCGACGGGCTGGAATTCCTCATTGATGAAAGCTGCGTCCACACCATCGGCGACTATATCTATTTGAAGGAGGCCCCCGACGGCACCAAGCTGAAGGAGGAAGCGAAGGACGAAAACACCGGCATCCGCTACGAGAAGTTCGGCCACACCTCGGACGCCAACGACTACTACTATACCAGTGCTTTTAAAGCGCAGTGGCAGCGGTACCACCGGCCCCCGGTGATGCAGCTCCCCGAGCAAATCATGCCCGTGCGGCGGTCGAACAGCTATTAACAACGAGCAATTACCCATGAGCTTTCTAACCTCTGCCGACTACGGCCTGCAAATCCGACACGAAATCAAGAACCTGCTCACCGACGGCGACGACGTGCTGCTGGTCGATGCCGCGTTGGCGGCGCAGGTTGAAATGGAGAGTTATCTGCGTGGACGCTACGACTGCGACGCCATTTTCACCGCGTCCGGCCCCGTGGCCGCCGTGCCGGCCAGCGGCGACACGCCCGCCGTGGAAGCCCAGCCAGATACGCGCAACCGGCTACTGGTGATGTACCTCGTGGACATGGCCCTGTATCACCTGCACAGCCGCCAGAACCCGCGCAACGTGCCCCAGATTCGGCAGGACCGCTACGACCAGGCCCTTTCCTGGCTGAAGATGGCCCGCAAGGGCGAACTGAGCGTGGGCCTGCCCCCGCTGCCCGCCAATAACGAGGACGGCACCCCCAACGCTGATACGATTCTACCCCGAGGCGGCAGCCTCCCCAAGCAGAAAAACACCTACTAGGCTATGCAGTACGCAACCACGAACACGCTGGGGGTGGCCCTGAACCCCTTCCGGAACAATGAAGGCACTGCCGGGCCGGTGGGCCTGGGCGCGCCCAAGGGCTCCATCATGGAAACCGTGTACCCGGTGCAGGTGCAACGTCTCCGGCAGGACGTGGGCAAGTGGCGGGAGGCCCTCGCCCGAGCGGAACAGGTGTACTATCCCGAGCGCACCCAACTGCTGAATATCTACGCTGATACGGTGCTTGACTTGCACCTGACGAGCGTACTGGCTACCCGAAAAATCAACGTCACCAGCCAGTCGTACCGGCTGGTGGGCAAGGATGGCAAGGAGAACCCCAAGCTCACCAAGCTGCTGCGGCGGCCGTGGTTTCGGGAGTTCTGCCGGTTCGTGCTGGAAAAGGTCGATTACGGCCACAGCCTCATCGAATTCGCGCCCCCGGTAGATGGAGAATTTTACACCTGCGACCTTATCCCCCGGCAATACGTGTTTCCCGAGGCGGGCATCGTGCGCACCATGCCCGGCATGATTAACGGCGTTGCCTACCGCACCGACCCGAGCTACTCCCCCTGGCTAATTGAGGTCGGCAAGCCGCGCGACCTAGGGCTGCTGCTGAAGCTCGCGCCGGCCATCATCTGGAAAAATCTGGTGATTGGCGCGTGGGCGGATTTTGTCGAGATGTTCGGCATGCCCTACCGCGCCCTGACCGGCGACTTTGACGAGGGGCTGATTGGGCAGTTCAACACCATGATGGCGAACATGGGGCAGGCTGCTTACGGCATTTTCCCCGGGGCCAACACCAAAATGGAGTTCGTGACCGCGCCCAACTCGACGGGCGACGTGTACGACAAGTACCTCGAACGCATCAACTCCGAGGTGAGCAAGGCCGTGCTGGGCCAGACCATGACCACCGACAACGGTAGCAGCCGCAGCCAGTCAGAGGTACACGAGCGCGTCGCGGCCTCCTACATGCGGGAGGATGCCGACGACCTGGCCGAAGTCATCAACGAGCAGTTGCTGCCGTTCCTGGTGCGCCACGGCTACCCGGTGGACCTGCTGAGCGTGACGTTTGAGTGGGACCAGACCGAGACGCTGGGCAAGAAAGCGCAGTTTGAAATCGTGCAGGGCATCATGCAGACCAGCGGCCGGAAGGTCAGCGCGAAGTACCTGGCCGAGACGTTCGGCGTGGAGTTCGAGCCCGACGAAGCAGCCGCGGCGAAAGCTGCTGAAGGTGCCGGTGGTGCCGGTGGGAAGGGTGGCAGCGATGCCCCCGCCCCGGCTGAGGCCCGCCCTATTCTGGGCTATCACATCGAGGAAGGCGTAGTATCGCGCAACGAGGCCCGGGCCCAACTGCTGCTCCCCGAGGAAGACGACACCGAGGCGCAGGCGCAGCAGAAACTCAAGGCGCAGCTGTCGGTCCTTCAGGCCGCGACCACGGCCGGGGTGCCGCTCGCGCAGGCGCTGAAGCTGGCCGGGCTGGATACGCTCATCCAACTACCCCTACCCACTGAGGGAGGGGAGGAAGGAGAGGGGCCGGGAAAGACCCCGGGCCTGCCGGCCTTCCCGACCCGGCAGGCCCCAGCGCAGCAGTAGGCCGCATCTGGGCCGCCGACCCCGGCGACCTGGAACACCTCGCCAACCGCCTCATTCAGCGGTTGCATGGTGGCCTCGTGCCCAATGATGGCACGATTGACGAGGAACTAGCCGCCTACTTCGCCGCGCACCTCAATGAAGCGGTGACGCTGGGGTGGAACGCCACTGACCCGACCCTGCGCGGCTACCTCACGGCCAACGTGCAGCGGTTTTCGGGCTTCAAAACCTACGCCGTGCAGCAGGAGATGACGCGCAAGCTCTACGACGATGAGGGCGTGATTCGGCCGTTTGCCGACTTTCGCACCGACGCGCTGGCCGTGCATCAGGTCTACAACGTGGACTACCTGCGCACCGAGTACAACCAGGCCGTGGCCTCGGCCCAGATGGCGAGCAAGTGGACGAGCTTCAGCGAGGGCGGGCTGCTGCGCTACGACACGGCCGGCGACGACCGGGTGCGCCACGACCACGCGGTGTACGATGGTATCGTGCGGCCCAAAAACGACCCGTTTTGGGATGAGCATATGCCGCCATGTGACTGGGCATGCAGATGTTCGGTAACCGAGGTGGACGACGACACGGCCGTAACGCCCGACGCCAAGCTGCTCGGGCTGCCGTCGGTGCCCGATGAGTTCAAGGCCAACGTGGGCCGGACCGGTGAAATCTTCGGGCCTGAGCATCCCTACTTCGACGTGCCGCAACGGGTGGCGAAGAAGCTCAACACCCGCAAAAAGGTAACGGCCACCCCGCCACCACTAGCGGCGGCCCCGGCCCGCTTCGATGAGGCGGCGCTGGCGAAGCTGCGGGCGCTGGGCATCACGGTGAAGGGTGGCCCCACCGACGCGGCAATCATCGAAAACGCCCAGATGCTGGCCGGGGCCGACCTGCCCCAGCTCGCGGCCGACCTGGAAGCCGCAGCTAAATCGTTCCGCGTGAAATGGCAGGATACCCGCTGGTATATCAAGAGCGGCAAGGGTGGCGAGAACACCGTGCTGAAGCTGGATTATGCGGCCCAGCGCAACGACGGCGACGTGGTGCTGCAACGCTACATCGTGCAGGAGAAGGGCAAGCTCCACGCCGTGCATGAGTTGCTGGACATGCCCGAAGCCATGCAGGGCAAGGGCTTTTCGCAACGGTTGAACAAGGCCCTTTTCAAGCAATACCACGCCCTGAACGTGCAAACCATCCGGGTGCATGCGGCCTTGGACGCTGGGGGCTACGTGTGGGCCCGCGTGGGCTTTTCCGCCACACAGCCGGCGGAGCTGCGGACAATTATTCAGAATGCCCGCAAGCTGGGCAAGGTGCCCCCGGCGGCCATCGACCTCTACGAAAAACAGCTCAATGCCCACTATGCCAGCACCCCGAAAGAACCTTTCCCCATCTGGAAGTGGGCAGGCACCGAACACGGTAAAAAATTGTTGCTGGGGCAGGATTGGCACGGCCAATTAGACCTTAAAAACGAGCAGCAAATGGCTATCTTTGAGGAATATTTGAACGCGCCGCCCAAGCCCAAAAAACCGAAGAAATGAAGACTGGCGAGAACATCACCGAGGCCATGATTCCTGAGTTTGAACTGTCGCCCGCGATGGAGCAGCAGGTGAAAACATGGGCCGCGCTGGACGACTTGGACAAGGGCCTGACGCCCGAGGACGTGTTCATGCTCTACGGGGTCACGATGGCCCAACTGGAGCCCCACCAAGCCGCGTGGCGGGCACAACACCCGCGCCCTGCTCATGTCTGACCACCTGGAAGAATTCGGGCGCAACCTGCGCAGTTACCTGAAGACCGTCCCCAAGATGATGGGCCGGGTGGTGGTGCAGGAGTCGGCCGATAACTTCAAGCGACAGGGCTACGAGGACGACAACGGCAGCGTGGTGCCCTGGGAGCCGAGGAAGCAGGTCGATATGAAGCCTGGCCGCAAGCGCAGGGACGGCAAGCGTGGGCCACGGGTGCCCAACCCCCGGCAGCGGGCCATCCTCATCAAGACGGGCAAGCTGCGCCGCTCGGTGCGCATCGTCGCCACGACGGCCAACAGCGTGACCATCGGCAGCACGCAGGACTACGCCCAGGCGCAGCAGGAGGGACTCGGGAAGCTGCCCGCCCGCCCGTTCATCACCGTGGGCAAGACGGCCCGCGCCAAAATTGCCAGCACCGTAGCTAAAGACATTAAAAAGCTATTGAGCAGTTAGATAGTGTGCTCAACATAATAGCTTACCATCATCTGGTTGCTCTTAAAATCTAACATAAACTCGCGGTTTTTAACAGTCCAGCGACTACCACCATTATGGATAAACAGAGCATCACCAGCTATTGGCAGGCTGTTGGTGATTTGTGTCACCTGGACAATAGCCTGTTCTATCAATAATATTTCAGGCTGTGAAGGGAGTGGTTCGCTCAGAGCACCGACGTGGATTTGAAAGCTCCCATGCTGTCCGTTGTAATTTACCATACTCAAAAGTACACAACTATGAGTAGCTTCGCTACCGTTTACCCGATACTCGCCGACCGCCTCGCCGCTGAAGTGCCCGGCCTGGGCTGGATTGATTTGGACCAGGACCAGCTCACGCCCGACGGCCAGCTGCAGGAGTACGCCCTGCCGTTTCATGCCGGCGTCGTGCTGATTGATTTCGATGAGGCCGACTGGCGCGACATTGGCGAGGGCATCCAGCGCGGCGACGCCGTGGTGCGCGTGACGCTCGCGGTGCAGGTGGTGGCTGACAGCTACCAGCACAGCACCCAACGCAGCCAGGCACTGGAGAAGCTGGAGCGGCTCGATGATATTCACCGGGCGCTGCAACACTTCGACGGGGGCGGGCATTTTGGGGCCCTGGTGCGCACCTACTCGCGCAAGGAGCAAAGTGAGCTGCCGGGCATCTGGCAGCACAGCATGGGGTATAAGGTGCTGCTCACCGACACCGAGGGTTACACCGGGGCCACGCAGACGGTGAGCGGGCTGGAGCCGGCGGCGCGGGGTGAGTTTGTGCTACCTTAGCGGTTCACTTTTTAACGCAAAACTTATGGCCGACCTAATTAACACTGGTGATGTCGTACAACTCAAGTCTGGCGGCATGCATATGACTGTGGAAGGAGTCGATGGCAACGGAGATGTATGGTGTGTGTGGTTTGACGAAAAACAGCAACTCCAAAAGGCCACTTTTGCCGAGTCTCTCTTGGCGAAAGTTGGTCCGATTCAAAGTGTTTTCGGTCCTGGGGGACGTAGATAGGCGTTTTCCTAAAAAAAAGGCCCCACCAGCGTATGCTGGTGGGGCCTTTTTTTATTCTCCTACCGGAACCTCTGTCGGCTCACTAAAAGCATCGATAAAAGGTTTTAAATCCAAGTACATCGTGCGGTAACCATCTACTGGGGGCAGCGTTTCTTCTGGATTTGCGAAATTGAACCCCATGCTTTTGTAAAATCTACTCGCATCGTAGTGCTTCCCATTGCTGTCAGGGTCTCTGTCGAAAAAGGAATCAACAGTCATAAACCGCACTCCCATTCTTTTAGCTACTATATCAGCACTATATTCAATCGCCCAATCAACCAATCGTGTGCCTACAAATTTGCCCTTTGTGCGTTCATCCACAGCAAGCCACCCGATTTTTATAGCAGGTACCGTCTTATATTTTATGCCCTCATCTTCTAAGGGAGGCTGTTCGAGTTCAAGTTTGTCAGCCAAAAGGGTAATATAACCAGCTAAATGGCCATTGCCCTCAATATACCAGCAACGGCTGACATTAGTGTCCTCTTCTTTTCTGATTTTGCCACCGCGCCAAAACGAAACAAATTCACCCCTTTCACAACGAAACCCCGCCCCTTTATTAGCTAGGGACGGGGTTAGTTTAATAACAGGTTGTGCAGAAAAATCGACGCCATCAAAGCGTGCTGCTTTTGCCATATAATGTACTAGCGCTGCTCAGCGCGACGACGAGCAATGCGTTCAAGGGTGTTCATTGCCGCCTTGTTGGTCACAACGCCACCTTTTCGCTTTAGGGCGTTATTTACTTTTTTGGCTTCTTTACCAGCTACTGGTTTGGAAACCGTGTTGGCTACGAATTTCATGGCGATGTTTGACTCCAGCTTACGCTGAACCGTTTGTACAGTCTCCGTTAATATCCGAACGGGGCGGGTAACCACTACTACAGCTTGTGTTAGTGTTGATGTTAGTATTGGTACTACAAATCTAACGCAATTTGTCTAAAGTTGGTTTGCTGCTTTTGCACTGTGCTCATAAAAAAAGCTCGGCGAGGTGCGAATTTTATATGACTTTTCAAATAATAGAGAAAGTTGTATTTATTGCTTCTATTTCGCCCGCATAAAAACGTACACGCGCACGTGCCTTATTATTATGTCGCGAGTGGCTTCTTTGTGCCAAGTGCTATTTTCACTAATTTGTGAAACACCACCACAGATTGTGTTTTTGTTTGCGTTTGTTTTTTTCGGTACTCACGGTAATTTTTGTTTTGTTTCCGTTTGTAAAGCCGATTGTTTCCTTTCTGCTGGGGGTATGCGTTAGCAACGCATACCCCCAGGCTCAGGGCGTGGCATCTTGCTTTTCAAGGGTCCACGGGCCGCAGGCGTCACAGCGGCGGCGCACTGCTTCGTCACCAGTCACGACGGGACCACCGCAGCCAAAACAGGCAGGGCCCGGCGTTTCGTGGCGCTGGGGCGACGTTTGCGGGCTGGCTGGGATGCTGGGCTGCTGAGAAGCGTAGAGCGGCCCCTGAAGCAATTCGAGGCAGAGCGTCACCACGAGGGCAAAGCCGACAAAGGCCGAGGCGTTGTGGTGCCACAGAGCGACGACGGCCGCGATGGTGGCGGCGGCGAGTAGTTGGCGGTGGTAGTTCATGGTTTGAGCTTGTAAAGGATATTCTCAATGGTGCCCATGCTGAGGTTGTGTTCCTCGGCCAGCTGCGAGATGACGTACTCGCGGGAGTAGAGCCGGGGGCGGGGCTGGGTGGTGTAGCGCGTGTAAAAAGCTGCCTTAATCTTATTATTGCGCTTTTCGGTATTGGCTTGGCGGGTGTTGATAGCAGCTTTAGTCATGGTCGGAGTCGGTGCAGAGGGGAGGCGGGGAGGGGGAAGTTTCTCGGAGTTTAGTGATTTTACAATCTGTTGATTTTGGTTAAGATAAATTCACCCCTAGAATTGCTCCCCTGAGTGCTGTATTATCAATTTCCATGTACTGCCGCAGGCTGATGGACGAGCGAAAAGACTGGCCTTCGGGGGTGAGGCCACTATCTTTCAGCAGCCCCAGGTGCAGGCAGACGCGCAGGAACACGCCCACGCTCATGTCGTGGCCCGGTTTCTTGGCGAGGCTGGCCGTAAGGTTTTGCCGCCCGATTTTGTAGGTGCGGCAGAAGTTGCGGATGCTGGGCTCACCCTCGGGGCAGTGGTGCGTCGTCACGAAGTCCGTGAGGGCGTCCATCGTCTGCTCGTAGATTTTATTGGTGTTCATTTGACAGGTGGGGTTAAAGCAGTAGAGCGCGGCAGTCTGGGCATTTCACCAAGCGCACACCCTCGAAGAGCAGCGGGTGGTAAGCATGCCCACAGCGCCAGCAGCGGGGCAGGTTCATGGCTTGCGGGGCACTACCCGCACTTCGACCTCCTGGTATTCGACCACCTCCAGGTTGTCGGGGTGCAGGTTGTCGATGCGGGCCTTGTTGGTGTCCCACCACTCAGCGTTGCCACGGGACGCTCGTTCCGCCCGGGTGCCGAGCCATTCCAACTCCCTCGGGCGTTGCCGTTCGATGCGGTTGAGCGCCGCCGTGCAGGGCGTGGCGGTGTGGTAGCGTTCCCCGTTTTCGTTGAAGCCCGTGCCCGAGCCGCCGATGAAAAACAGGCCTGTATTCTTCTGGCGGATTTTGAAGAAATTCATTTGGTTTCTGGGGTTGTGACGATGCGTATAGCCTCGTCGGGTGTGTGAACGATGTGGTAAGTGGAGCCCCGCCAATCGCGCTGAAACTCGGCCTCGCCCTCGGTGAGCTGCCGCTTGCTGGGCGGCTGGGCTGGGTCTTTCACTTCCATCAGGAAGGTGCGGCCCCGGTAGCCCACGAGCAGGTCGAAGCAATTTTTAAGCTGGTGTAGATGCAGCACCGAGGCCCCAATACCCCGAAGGGCTTTCACGATGGCCGGCTGGTTGGCATCCACACGGGAGACAGTGCGGAGCATCAGAAGGGCGGGTCGTTATCGTTGCCGCGCCGCTGCAGAAAAAGCGCGTAGGCTTGGGGGACAGTGAGCGGCCCACCTGGGCAGCAGCACCGGCCTGATTCTTTTCGACAATGCCAGCAGCCTTCGTCTTCGCTCAGAGGGGGCGGAATCTGTGGGCAGGTACATTCGTGGCAGGCTGCACCCGTCACCTGGCAGCCTTCGCAGCCGTCGCAAAGGGTGGCGCACTCCACGCCCTCGTAATTGCCGCCGCACACCTCGCAAGGGTCTGGTGCATCATCTGCCGGGTCTTGCAGGTGGTTGTATGGATTATGGCTCATTGGTCGCGGGGTGTGAATTGTTGGGTAATGGAGCCGTTCTCACGGCGGTAGGCGTTCACATTGTGGGCGGCGCGGGCGGGGTCGGTGCTGGGCTTCCAGTCCTTGCGCTCTTTCCGCGTCGTGACCTTGCGCACCTCGGCCCGCTGCTGCTCGGCCTGTTCTGGGGTGATAAGGCCCCGGTCTTCCTTGCCCTTGGTGATGCGCAGCTTGTCGCGCAGGGCCTCGGCATTGGGGTGGTCCTTCGGAATCCGTAGCGCCACGTTTTCCAGCATCTTCGGGGCCGCGTCACCGAGTAGGCGCACCGAGGCCGCCTCCTGGCCGCTGCCCACGGCCTTGCGGTCCAGGTGGCGGTTTTCCAGCCATTCCGCCTTGCGCTCGAAATAGGCAATGATGAGGGCCTTGATTTTGGACGTGTCGAGGGCTTGGTAAAACTTGGTGCCGTTCATGCGGGCCTCCTTCAGCGCCAATACAATGTCCTTGAGGCTGTCGTGGGTGTAGGTGGCGGCCAAGTCCTCGGCCAGCTCCAGCAGGTCGGGGCCGTCGGGCTTGGTGGGCACCTTTACCGAGTCGATGAAGGCCCGCAGCACCACGAGCAGCAGCTTGAGCAGCGTCCCCTCGCCCTGGGTGCGGGCAATCTGGTGCAGCTTCGGGGCGGCGGCGGCCGTGGCGACGCTCAGGCCCACGCCCATCTCCACAAGCATCATGCGGGTATCGTCCGTCACCGGCTGCCGGGCTAAGCTACTGACTGTAGCGGCTTGAACGGTAGCCAGTAGCTGCGCCTCCAGACTCGGGGCCGCTACCTCCAGCGCCGTGCTGGTGGGCGTGTTGGGTACCTGGGGCAATTTTGAGGCGGTTGTCATGGGAATCGTTTAAAAAGAATTGTTTAGCGGTGGCGAGCCAGTCCCTGCGCCGGGGTTCCTCCCCGGTTTTGCGGTCCCGCCAAGCCTTGACTTTTTCGTGGTAGTAGTGCAGGTCGGCCAAGGCGAAGTCAGTACCCTCGAAAGCGGCGGTGAACACGCCGAAATCGAATAGGTCGGACTCAGCGAAGGTGATTTCCGGCTTGCTGCCGCGCTTGCTGCCCTTGCCGGCCGTCGTGGTGCGGGCTCCTTCGCGCAGGGCCTCGCCGTGGCTGCCCTTTCTTTTTGGCGCAACTTTTTCTTTGGTCGGGGCTGGGTCGATAGCGAAGGCGGAAGGGGACGCGGTTTCGACTTCTTCCGCCTCCACTGTCAGCACCTCGTCAGCCGAAAAATCAGCCTCCATTTTTTTTTCGTCCCCCGCCAATGACTCATTGGAAACTATCTGGAAAGTAGATGGAGATTGTTCTGGAATATTACTCCCGGAATTTCCGGGTACCCCTACCGGCATTTTCCGGGTAGGGGTACCCGGAAATTCCGGGTGGGGGTACCCGGATTTTCCGGCTTGGTACCCGGATTTTGCCGGTAGGTACCCGGATTTTCCGGGTAGGGGTTGGCGGCTGCTTTTGCCGCGATGGCAGCCGGCACGGGGGTAAGGGTCCGGTACAAGCCGTGCGCGAGGCGGGTGGTGACCTTCACTACTAGGCCCTCGTCTTCGAGCCACTGCACCGCCACGCTGGCCGTGTCTTTAGAGATGGTAAGACGGTCGGAGAAGTGACGGTCTGAGGCGTCACAGCAGCTATTAGCGGCATATAGAGAAATGATTTCAGCCAACACCAACCGATGCGCGGGCGGGCACTTGATGCGCAGCACCTCAGCAGAGAGCGAGAGCCCGATTTCGCCGGGTGTGAGTTTCGTGGGGTTCATGCAGCAGCGGCGAATAGCAGGCCCGTGCCAGCGGCGGGCTGGGCGGTGCTGGTGATGAGTTCGGTGACGGGCTGCTGCAAATGCAGGTGGCGCAGCACCTCGTAGCACATTTGCACGTCGCGCAGGGCGCGGTGTGCCCCGCCCGACGGGATGCTGAACGCGGTGCATAGCTCACCCAGGCCGCACTTGGTGCCCTTGGGCAGCCGGCGCTTTGCCAGGGCCAGCGTGCAGAGCCAACGGTTGGACAGCGGCTCCTTGGCCCCCAGCAGGGTGCGCGTGGCCTCCAGCACCCGCCGGTCAGCGTTGATGTTGTGGCACACCAATACCGAGTCGCCGCACAGCTCGCGGAACTCCTGCAGCACCTGCTTGGCCTCGGGGGCGTTGTACACGTCGGCCAAGGTGATGCCCGTCAGCTGAGACACCTTACTGTTAATCGGCCCGCGCTGCCGCACGAAGCGCACCACCTGGCCGACCGGCTTCCAGTTCACGAAGCGCACGGCGGCCAGCTCCAGCAGGATGGCCGGGGGCTGAAATTCGAGGTCCAGCACCGTGAAGTCACCGAGCAGGCCCGCCCCATCAGGTGAGCCGGTGGGCACCATCGGGGCCGGCAGGGCAGGAGCAAAGCCGAGTTTCTTCCACTCGGCCAGCGCCCGCCGCTGCCCCTCGGGGCTCATGTGGGGCAAACAGGCCACGGCGCTGGCCCGCCACATGCCTTCCCGCCGCGTGAGTTCTTCCTGCGTCAGCGGCACCCACTCAGAACGGGGCGGGCTCGTGGTGGAACTCGTAGGCTGGGGCGCGGGCCTCGGCAGCAGCGTAGTAGGCGGCGTCGGCGTCGCTGGCGGGGGTGTAGTGGTGGGCTCCGTCGTCACCGACGGCCCAGCTACCACCACCTGCGTGGGTGTACTTGGCAGCGTTGGCCCCGTAGGGGATGCACCGGATATTCCAGACGTGGTAGCCGTGGGCGTTGATTTTGCGGTCGATGCTGGCGCTTTCGGCCGTGCGGCCCGTTTTTTCGTGGTAGCCGGTGAAGTGGCACCAGTCGCGGAAGTTGTCGAGCGTGAGCGTCCAGGCGTGGCCCCGCGCTTTTGCCCGTTGCTTCCGCTGGGAGTAGATATAACTGATGGGGTCACGGCGTTTTAGTGCTTGGTGGTGATGCTTGCAGCAGTATTGCTTTTTGGCCCCTCGCTTGGCGAGGCAGCCGTAGCGGACACAGAGGCCCAGCTTTTGCTTGCGGGCCACTGTGCTGGCCGCCGGAAGTGCCCACTCCCGAGCGGCCAGCGGCGGGGCCTCTGGGCTCATGTCGGGCCGCCTCCTTTCGCAAAGGCCCCGGCGGGCATAGCCCACTGGCCGGGCTCCAGAATGATGGGCTCGGCCCACGTTTCCGCCAGGGCGGCGGCCACGTCGGCCGGTTTCATGTCGAAGGGCTTGCCCTTGTCGGCCAGGGCCGACAAGCTGATGTCGCGCTTGATGGTGCGGCCAAACTGCTTTTCGTAGCCATCGACGCGCCCGAATTTGCGGGGCGCTATTTGCCGAATGCTGGCAAACTCATCGGCCCCATTGAAGAGGCAGTTCGCGCACGAGCAGCGGCTCCAGCCCAGCCGATAAGAAGGGTGCGGGTTGATGCGCCACCGCTCCACGATAGCCCACACCTCGACCTCGCTAAACCGATGCACCGGGCGATAACGGTCGATGTGCCGGGCCAGCTTCGGGCTGTGGCGCAGGTCGGCGTCGTCGGGCTCAAACGTGGCGTAGCCGGCGCGGCCGGGGCTTTCCTCGGCTCGCTCGCCGCTCAGGAACAGGGTGCGTGAGTGGTTGAAGCGTTCCTGATTGCGCAGGGCCGTGCGGGCGTTGTCGATTTTGAGGTAAGCCGAACACCAGCGCACCGATAGGTCGGCCGACACCTGGGGAAATGCTAGCCGCGTGGACTCTTTCCCCCCGGTGCCGCCCGTCGTAACCACCTTCACCGAACCATCGGGCTGCGGGGCCTGAAAGCTGATAGGGCGGGTGCGGCTGTTCTCGCGCAGCATCTCGCCCTCAAAGCCACCTTCTTTCCAAGTGAAGTACAGCGGCACCCCGAAGGCTGCGGCAAATGCTTCACAGTAGGCGTTGGTGCAGGGCCAGTCCATCAGGTCACCGTCCCAGCCATCGACGCGGTGGTGCCACAGCTCTATTTTGGAGCGGTCGGCCCCGCATTCGAGCAAGTCCAGAAAGCAGGCAATGCTATCCTTGCCGCCGCTGAACGCCACCACAATGCGTTCGTAGCTATTCAGCGCCTCGGCCCCCAGCCGGATAGCTGGGGGCGGGGGCGTGTAGGGCTGGAAGAAATCTAGTTGAATGAGTTGCGACTTCATGGGTTCGCCAGCGCGGCGGGGCGGTGATGGGTTAGGCCGCCAGTGGCAGCGTTTCGTCAGTTTGGGCGGCCTGCGCGTCACGGGCAGCAAGGGCCGCCTCCAATCGCTTCGCCAGCCAAGGCAGCTCGCAGGAGGTGAGGCGGAAAGCGAAGGAGCGGACGTTCACCAGCTCTTTCAGGTCTGGCATGCGGTCGTATAGCGGCACGAGGTCACGCTGCTCCATCGTGGGCAGCCCCTCGGGGCGGGCTTTCGACGACACAGCCTTACCGCGCTTCTCGCGCAGACGCCACAGCAGGCGCATCCGCTCATCGTTGGGCATGGCCTCCCAAATGGCGGCCGTGGCCTCCATCTTGTTGGGATAGTGGTACACCAGCACCGGGTTTTGCAGCCACCACGTCAGCGCGTCGGCACAGTCGCCCACGAGGGCGTTGGGCAGTAGGTCAGTGGGTTGGGAGCGGTGCATCTGACTAGGCGGCTACGGTGTCAGTTTCCCCGGCAATCAGTTGGTGCAGGGTGCGAATGCAGAGGGCGGCGGCCTGCGTGTCCAGGCGGCGGATATTCACCAGCACACGGGTTTTGTGCTGCCGGCTGATGCGCGGGTGCTTCACGAGGCGGCCGATTTCTTCGGTCTGGCTGGCGGTGGCGTAGCGCACTGGGAGCCGGGGCGGGGCAGGGGTGAAGGCGGCCACTTCTTGGCGCAGGCTCACGGCCAGGGTGTGGAGGTCAGCCAGCGATAGCTCGGCGGGGAGGTTGATGATTTTTCCCATTATCTTTGCGGGGTAAGTGTTGAAGATTCGCCCGCCCCGGTAGCAGCCGGGGCGGGCTTTTTTGTGGGGTTTTGGTTGGGTTCAGTAGTCGGCAGGGCTCACTTGCGCGCCTTTTTGATGTCGCGCTGCCACTCTCGCACGGCCAGCTCGGTGACGACGTAGTAGCTGCCCTTGTCATTGCGAAGCCCCCCCTTGCTCTCAGGCAGCGCCAGAAACTTGTATAGGTATTTGAGACTCCGGCCAGTGCGAACCGTAAGCCGGTCGTCGTAGTCGAGGCCGGGGGTGCGCTCGGGCTTGGTATGGTAGCGGCGCATCAGCGCGGCTTGCTCTGCCTCAGCCGCTGCCTGCGCCTGGGCCTTCGCCACGGCTACCTCTGTCCACACCCGCACGGCGGCGGCCTCGGTGAGATGCACGTTCAGAATTTGGTCGAAGGGCAGTTGAACCGTGAGAGCGTGGACGTTGGCGGTTTGCATGGCAATAAGGAAACTTTCTGCTCCAAAAGGAACCAAAACGATACAAGGTAGGCAAAAAAAAGGCTACCCCTTTTTTATAATGACATCAGCTGCATTCTCCAACAAATCGGCCACAATGCTCATGAGTGGCACTTTCTTTCCGGTGGCTTTTTGCCTGTTTGCTTGCTCAATATTAAGTGCTTGCTGCACTTTTGGTAGTGCTTGTGCTCGCACTGGATACGAGCGGTCGGGCCGGGATTTATCAAGTGGGTTCATGGGGTTGGGGTGTTAGAACAATACAAACATACAACGCAAAACAACGCAAAGCAACAATGATTGACGCAAAGTTTGTTAGAATGTGTTAAAGTGCGTTCCTTTGTGTTGTACCAATCAGTTTTCTATTATGACAAAAGGGCGAGGCGACCGGCTGCAACAGGCCCGTTTGGCAGCAGAGCACACGCTGCGCTCTGTGGAAGATGCACTAAAAGGCACTGACACTGAAATAAGTCATTCTCAGCTTAGTAAGTATGAGAAAAACGATACTATACACATAAAGCCCTCTAGGTTAGAGGCATTAGCCAAACTCTACCACACCACCGTTGAGTATCTTAACACTGGGCAACGCAACGGGAAAGAATCTTTTTCTTCTATGCCTACCCGCTATGTTATTGCTGATGCCTTTGGCCGCAAGCAAATTTTATTAGTCCCGCAAAAAGCAGAGGCTGGATATCGTCAGCGATTAAATGATGACGACTACCTCGGTATGCTCGAAACTATCTCCATTCCTGGCTTAGATGGTGGCGATTACCGAGCCTTCGAAGTTTCGGGTGTCAGCATGTCGCCAACATTTGAGCCGGGTGACTTAGTGATATGCGAGCACATCGAACGCCCTGAGGATATTGTGGATGGAGAAGCTTATGTACTGGTGACCTCGGAAGGGATTTGCCTGAAGCGCGTTACCAATGCAGTAGGAAAGCGAGGGTATTTAATAATCGAGAGCGATAATCCCGCTTATAAACCGGATGTTATTATGCCCAGTGAGGTGCAGGAGATGTGGCGCTACCGCAAACGGATTACCGCATAATTATGCAGACCCACACCCGCTTCTACCTTCATTCTAAATCCTATGGCGACGGGACGCGCCCCATTTATATGGAGGTGCGCTGGGCAAAGCACGACGCGGCCGTGGAGGGTGACCCCTGCGCCGTGCGCCTGAGCATCGGCCACACCTGCCGGCCCAACCTGTGGAAAAAGCAACGGGTGCAGGGCACGACGGGCAGCCCGGCCAACAATGCAATCAAGGCGCTGGACGCGCTGGCCGGCTCTACCATCGACCAAGCCGCCGCTCGCGGTGAAAAAGTCACGGCCGCACAGATGCGCCAGGTGCTGGGGGATTACCTGAAGTACCGCGACGAAGCACCACCCGAGCCTACCCCCGAGCCTGAGCCCGAGGCCGAGCCTGCGCTCACGCTGGCTCAGGTGGTGGCGCATTGGCAAAAGCAGATGCGCGGCCAGCGTTCCGACAAATACCTGAAGCTGATGAACCCGGTGGTTACCTATTGGGAGCAACTGCGCCCCGGCGTCCGGTTGGAGGAAATGATGCCCGACCGCAAAACCGGGCGCTCGGAATTGGTTGAGCAGTGGATTAGCTTCCTACTGCTCGACGTGCCCCGGCGAGGTGCCCCCGGTGAGTTCGGACTCGACAACAATACCGTGGGCTCCTATATAAAGCGGCTGCGCACGATTATCCAATTTTCCGGCCTGCCCTATGCTTGGCTCAAAGATGAGCTAACGTATGAAATCGACATTGAACCCCTCGAATTTGAGGAGGTGCTACAACTAGCCGAGGCCGAGATGCCGCGCCTGCAGCTGGAGCGTGCCCGCGACTGTTTCGTGTTTAACTGTTTCACTGGCCCCCGGTACGGCAACCTCGCCGCCCTGCGCCCCTCCGATGTGCGCGTGGTGCGCGGCCAGCCTGTCTTAGAATACACCCAGTTCAAGGGCCGCAAGAAAACAAAAGTTAAAGTGGCTCTTGACCCGCTTGCTTACGAAATCTGGCAACGCTACAACGGCGAACTGCCGGTGCAGAGCAATACCCAAATGAACGACCTTATCAAAGAGGCGGCCCAGGTAGCGGGCCTGAACCGGCAGATAAGCGAGGTTCGAAACTACGGCGGCAAGCAGCACACCCGGCGCGGCCCAATACATGAGTTCATTACCTGCCACCTTGCCCGCCACACGTTCGCCACCCTGCTGCTGGACGGTGACGCCAGCATAGTGGAAGTTCAGGACGGGCTCGGCCACTCCAGCCTGCAAAGCACCCGCCGCTATGCGAAGGCCCGCGAGAAGCAGCGCCACGCCTCTACTATCGGGGCCTTCGACAAGCTGCGTAAGGCCGCCTGA